GTCCTTGTCAGCAAGGAACATTGCGGTTTCCGACATGTCGAAAGTGTGCGCAACGGTCTTGGGCTTCGCAGCGATGTGTTGGAAGGTTGGCTTGGTGGTGTCGGGGAGAGTCGCGTTCTCAGCGAGTCCGCCACCGACGGTGAAGGAGGGGCGCTCCGTGATGACGCGCCATCCACTGCGCTCCCATGGGCGCTTGGGGAGGATGGAGAAGGCGTTGAACTCTTGGTTCAACTGGCTCCAAACCTTGCGACCGTAAATCGCTTGGTAAATCCCTGCCGTGGTGCTGAGCATGGGTGCGTCAGCCTTCAGCAATTCGCTGCCGGAGTACGAGTACCCCATAGCGTTTCCTGCGCCGTAAAAGTACCGCTCCATGTCGGTGATTGTCCTGATGTAGTCTCGTGCCATTTCATTCACTCCGTTTTTTCTTGTTTTGTGTTTCACTCACCGCGAAGGGCACGACCTGCAAGGTTGTGGACCTCATCCCATGACATGGTGCCGAGGTCGCCAGTGGAGGGCAACTCGACGGTGGAGACAGACTTTGCGAGAGGAGTACCAACGGCAACCTCACCGGAGGAGAGGTTGTCAATGCGCTCACTCAGCGACTCAATGGACTTCACAATCTGTCCAAGAGGAGCGCGAGCGTCAAACTGGTTGCGCTCGGCTTCAGCCTTGGCGATTTCCATTTCATTGTTGAAACGGGAAGCGAAGTTGGCCTCAAGGTTGCCACGGAACGCTTGCTCAAGAGCAGCGGCCTTGTACACTTCGTATGCGGCCTCGATGTCGGATTCGGAAGCACTGGTGACGTAGGAACTCTTGCTGAGTTGAGCAGGTCCCATTGCTCCGGCGGGTTGCTTTCCACCGCTCGCAGTGAGGGCGGAGATAGCACCGGTGGAGGGGCTACCCTTTTCTTGTCCGCGACCGCGAACCTGACCACCGAAGTAGTCGGCACCGTCAACGGCGTCGGGGTTGTCGAAACCACCGAGTTGGGCCTTGGCCATTTGGTCAAAGTGGGCGCGGGCGTTATCGGTGTCCACACCGGCACTCTTCAGGGTGTCTTCCATCCACGAAAGGTACTCAGCCGTAATCACGTCGGAGTAGTCTTCGCCTTTTGCTGCGTACATCTTTTCTTCGGTCATGTCGTCGCCATCCTTTTCATCCTTGGATTCCTTGGATTCCTTTTCGTCAGACCCCTTGTCGGAGTCTTTCTTCCCCTCCATGTGTTCACGGAGTTGGGGAGGTAGTTCGCCCTTTTCCATCGCATCGAGGCGGGCTTCAAGTCGGTTCATAATGCTGCTCAAGTCGTCTTCTGCACTCATAGTGGTGTCCTCCTTCAAGATGCTAAATTGTGCTTCGGGATTAATGCCCTTTTCACAAATGGTAATCTCGTGGAGTTCCATCTTGGAGATTTCTTGGTATTCTCCATGGTTGTTGTCGGCCTTTCGGACACGCTTGAATGCCTGCCCGCCGATGGAAAAGCCACGAAGATTCCCCTTGCGGATTTCCGCAGCAACCTCTCGGGCCTTCTCAATGTCGTTGCGCAACTTCACAACGACGAACATACCGGTGTCGTCAACTTCAGACTTCCACATGCGACCGTTGGAGTCCACGTAGGAGTCAATGACTTCACCAACTTGAATGTTGGAATGAGCGAGTTGTACATTGCGGTACTTGTCGCTCTTCATGAATCCACCAAAGGCGTCCTTCAGGGCACCACGGGTGATGAGGTCGCCCTGCTTGTCAACCAGTTCGACAGATGCATACCCTGCAACAACGAGGTCACTGCCACTCTTGAGGAGTGACAGTCCCATCTCGGGTCGCTGAACGGTAAGCATTGCCCTTCCGATTTGCCGTCATGGTATATGAATCCCCATTATGCAGGGGAAATGGTGGCTTGGTCGTCTTGATAGTTCAAAACGATAGACTGCTCTTCATCTATTGGCATAACCACGTGGTCTGCACGTTTCTTTTCTTTCACGGGACGACCCTCGCCTTTGGGGTCGTAATCCGGCAAGTTCTTCTCTTCGGTAACCTTAGTTGGTCCCTGTGGAGACTCAATAGGTGTAGCCATGTCAATACCCAACCCCTTTGGGCCAGTCCACGTCATACGTTCCTTGGCCAAACGGTCAATGGTGCGCGAAATCAAATCCAGTGCCTTTTTCTTTTGCTCGGGTTTGAGGATGCGCTCGTCTTCTTCATCCAACAAACCTGCCGATTCTTTTTGTTGTTCTTCGATGTTGGGAGGCTTGTCCTCCGCCTTGACGAGCACCCTCTCCATAAGAAGGGGGACATAAGGGGTCCAGTAGGCGCTAATGGACTCAGCGAGTTGCACGGGATAATCCGACTTGTACAAATCACCAAGTTCGGACTTAGGTTCATGGAGATACCATGCATCATTGAACGACTCAACCTTGTATTCCACCGTTCCAATACCATCGAACTTCAGCAAAACCGTTGACTCCACCACGTCAATGTCAAAGGGAACAAATGTCGGGGGGAACGATTTCGTCAGCAAATCCAGCGATTCGGCACTGGCAGCACCCTCACCCTCACCCTCACCTTCAATTTCACGAACGTGAACGGTGTACACGTTGCGTCCACCACGGTTTTTCTTGGTAACACCGGAAATAGAAACGCGCACGATGTCCCCGACTTTGAACGCTTTTTGTTGGTTGCGAGCCGTCCCTACGTCCATGTAGTCGCTCCCTTTGTACTCAACCGCCCTGTTTCCAAGCACAGAACCATCAAGAATTGGCCCGGCTCCAAGTTGGTAGGTGAACGGACCTGTGCCACGTCGGTCAAGCACAATGAAGTTGAAATCACGACTTGGGCGAAGAAGCACCCACTTTGGGTGACGGGGTTCACCGCGCATGTACGTGGACTTCGTGTCTCGTAGCAGAATTGTGTCGTGTTCTTCTTGCAAGCGTTCAACCGATTCATTCAATCCTTCTTCATCGGTCATTTTGGTGTCGTGTGGACCGGGGATGATGACGCAATCATGACTGTCAAACTGGCTGCGCAACACCTTCAATCGTTCAAACATCTGCATGTCGGAAATGTCATTGTCGTCATAATTCACAATGTCAATGACGTTCATTTCATCGTTGCCCAAGATAGCGTCAATGGCATAGTTACGCTTGTTCAACTTTTCAAGTGCCTCACGGAATTGCTTCTTGACACCAACTTTGCGGTTGTTTTCATCAAGCACGGTGATGGAGTCGCCATTCTTGACGACCATGACACGCTTGCCATCGTACCACTTTGAAACACCCCAAGACCCGCTAAATCCTCGTAGGTGTTCAAGGTCACTCATCTCAAATATGCGATGCATGGGACGAATGGGCAGAACCCATTCTGCATCATCATCTTTGACAAACAAAACTTCAGGGTCGAGCAAACTGTTGATGAGTTCCGATGCCTCAGACAGTGCAAGTGTTTCGTAGTTGTTGCTCACTGGCTCCACGCCTTGTTCATCAAGACGGTTCCATGGGGCCGTTGTGTCGAGCGGGGGGCTAAGTCCCGGTTGGACTTGATTGTACCATTCGTTACCGAACACCTGCTTGATGTGGTCTTGAGACACAGGGGTAGCAAGCAACGGAGAGGGGGTATTCCCAACAAAGATTCGCCCATCAGAACCAAACCCAAGCCCAACCGTTGGCTCATGCACTTCGTTTTGGAAATGCACGTTGTGACCCGAGTTGTACGTTGCGTAAATTGGGTGGTGGTTTGGACCTGAGCCAACAGGCATTTCATCGTGCCAACCCCGCACAGACTGAATGTCGTCTGTACCACCACCGCTCGATGCGGACATGGGGTCGTGCAGAATGAAGGCATCAACGTTGTTGCGTGTGTTAGCGTTCAACCATCCGTACGAGTTCTTTGAGCCATGGTTGCTTCTGCCGTGCGAATCAGAATGAATCATACGAAGGCCGAACTCATCGAGGGTTTCACCAAACATAGACGCATCCATTGCGCGAGCAATGGTTGCAGGTAGTCTGTGAATAGGATGACCCTTCCAAGTACTGAGGCTTTTTTTGCCTTGGTACTTTTGAGATTGGAGAGTAGGGATTGCTTGTGAGTAACCGTGCGTGTGAATGGCATGGTTCAGTTCATCGTGACCACTCAAGTCAGCGACATCTTGTGCCATGAAATCATCATCACGACGATGAAGATGAGTGGTGTCATGAAGATTCTTTCCGAGTTTCACACTGTCCAACGCACCACTTGAAAGAATGTCCCCAATGGTGGACACCTTCATTGGGTAACCGGCTTCATTGACGGCATCAATCGCTCGTTGTGCGTGTTCCTTTAGCCCCGGAGTGATGTCTTTTCCAAGGATTTCCAACAAACCTTCAGGGCTTTCGGTTCCTTGGATTTCATAACCTTCCTGACCAACGTGATTTGCAACGTCCTCATACGTTACGTTTTCAGCAGCAGAACGACTGACCACATCGGTCTTGATACCATACGCCTTCCGGGTAAGCCCGTGCACGGAATGAGGGAACGAAGTGATGTACCGCTCAGCGTCATGGAAAGTTTGTAGCATGTTCGCCCATGCCTTTTCCGGGTTGCTTGGGTCAAAAGCGGTAGGGTCCTCGGATTCAATGATGTTCCGCATGTAATTGGCAACGTTTGCCACCAGTGTGCGTGATTGCCTCATCTCTTCCATGTGGTGTTGTTCATTGCTCTTCCACCAGTCACTTTTTGACTGCCCAAGTGCACCTTTTTGTGCTTCCATTTGCAATTCATTCAGCCGTTGCTTGACCTGATTGAGTTGCGGTCGGATTTCTTCAGCGGTTGCCTTCCCTGCCTCAAAGTCTTCCATGAGGCGCGTCATTTCCTCACTGAGATTCTGCTCTTCCTCCATGGCAGGCAAGGCTGCACCAATAGCAAGCATTTGGGCAATACCGCGTCGCGGGGCATCAATTTTCAGCCCCACGCCACTCTTACCCTTCTTTTTACCCTGAATCATTTCTTGGCGAGCGTTTTCTGAAAACACCGGAATGAGTGACTTAGCCTCATTAAAACGACGCTCAACTTCATCGAGTGAGAACTCTTTTTGCTCCTTTTCATTGATGTGCTGCAAAAATTGCTCAGCATGTCCAATATCACCACTGTTTAGAAACGCTTCAATTTCAGCAGGGTTGGTGGAGTTGAGAATCTGTGCAATGTTGGAAATGGTCGTAACGCCCGGACGTTCACTTTTCACATCAAGCGACTTGAACTTTGTACGGTCAAGGGTAGGTAGTTTTGTTCCACCCCAACCCATGAGTGAAACAAACTCATCGAGTGATTCACCGGCAGGAAATGGAGCCTGTCCGCTTATTACATCATGATATGAAGAGACACTTTTGTTTGGTGGGTCGCGTGTGTGGTTAAGAAGACCAAGATACACCGCTTGCCGCAAGCCATCAGTTACACGATTATGTCCACTGCCCATGGCGGCGTAATTCATCCCGGCACCGCGATGCATGAACTGGTTGTGTGACAATTCACTTGACATGGCTTGTCGGGTTGGCCCCTTCGATTCAAACTTCAAATCACTGTTCGACCCCGACATTGCAAGCCGACGCATTTGGTATTCATACAACGGTGAAAGTGAATGCTTGAACAATGTGTGATTGTTCTTGTGTGTGGCACCCTCGTAGTTTGGTCGAGGGACACGCGATACTCCGGCAGGGGACAAGATGTTACGCAGTGGCATCATTTTTGGAAGGTAGTTGAACTTCCCAGTTCCTTCGTTGAAAATGCCTTCTGTCTGTGTCATCGGGGGCATGAAGTGATGCGAAAGAAAACCATTGCCAACGTGTTCAGTTGAATCTTGACCGTTAAGCGCAGTGCCACGGAACAAAAAGGAGTTCCCCTCTTTATCAGAAAGGACGGAATGAATAATGTCATTGTACGTTCCGAGGCTCATGTTTTGCCCCCCGACGCCACGGTATGCACTACCCCAAAAATGTCCGGGGCCATACGTGTAACCATCTCGCTCTCGCCACATTGGGGGCCGGTCTTCTTCGGGGTGTGGCCCGTGCTCAGCCTTCAGGAATGAAAGGTCATTGCGAATGTCCTTTTGCATGCGTTCAAGAGACTCCAATTGACTGCCGCTTTCAATCAACTTCTCAACCGTGGATGCGTTGATTTGCGGCTCGTTTGGATTCTGCACACCGTACATAGGGTGATTTGCCATTACTGTGCGAGTACGAGGGTCATATCCCGCAAGGAAATACAACTCATCTGAGGTAAAACGAATCCTCGTTGGGTCGTGTTGTTTGCCTCTTTTGAAATGGGCCTTTGATGCTTCTTGGATTTCCTCAAGCGACAAGTTTGAGTCGAGGGCCGCATTCAAATCTTTGAACTTCGGGAGGAAGTCAAGTTTAACATCTTCACCATGAGCGTCCTGAATCATTTCAAGAACACGCTCATGAAAACTCTTCTTCACGACTTCACCATCTTCGTTAAAGGTGTCAAAGTCATCCATGTAATTCCACACTGATTGCCCAAGACCGTGTTGCAAAAAGCGTCCTTCGTCCCCCTGTCTGTAATCTCGGTCGTTGTCTTCCAATTGCAGGTGAGCATTTCGTGCTTTGTGACGGAATGGGCGAGTGGCCCAATCCATTTCAGGTGTCATGCGAATGAGTTTGTTCCATGCAAGACGGGAAGTTGAAAACAACGTACCGTCAGGGAGTTTGATTTGATGATGATTGTCAGAACCCTGAATACCACTGTCCAACGCTTCTCTCACCGCAGTTCTTTCGCGTGGTGAAAGCCATTCAAGTCCCATGTGGTACCCCGTATGACCCAACGCGGTGGGATGCCCGTCAATTTCGTCTTCCTCGACCCAAGAACGAGCGCGGTCGTCAAAGTGCTCATTGCGCAATGCATCTTCAGTGGATGCAAAACCCGCTTCCTGCAACATTTCTTGATTTGCATTCCAAAAGTCTTCTCGTTCGGGATTGCCCTTTTTCCAACGCATGAAGTCGCGGTCGTACAAATCCACCGCGTGATGTGTGTCCGGTGAGCCGCGTCGAGGGTCACCGAGGATTTTCATTCGACGGGACGGTTCCCGTTCCTTGTCAGGGAAGTAGTCATGCAGGACAGGACTGTTTTTCTCTTCCATATGCTTGATGAGGTCCTGTTCCATTTCCTTTTCCGCTTGTGCATGACCGTCCAAATAGAACTCACGAAGTTTGGTAACAAAGTGGGGCATGCCCGTACGAGGGTCGTTTCGCAGCAAGGGATGATTGATGTCACTGAACGGGAAGTTTTGCTCCCGGTACGGGGACATGATTGAGGGCGGCTCATATCGAGGCCACATGGCATGACCGTTTTTTCCGCCCGACATCAGACCTTCAATCCAAGCGTGATTGCTCAGCAGGGTTGATTCATCAACCGCAAGAAGTGGCAACTTGCCCGGATAAATGTGGGCATCCCAAGCCGTATCAATGGCTTCTTTGGTGTCTTCTTCGTCCAAACTCACCTTGAGGATTTGCTCAGATGCTTCCTTCAGTAACCCGTACATTGGGTCTTGAGAAGGTGATGTGTCAAGTGACTCCCAAGCAATGACGAACTCAGCAGCAGAATCACGCAGTTCAAGACCATCGCTCAATGACTTGAGCAAATTGACCGTTGCAATGTCAAACTGCTTGTAGGTCAGGGGAACACCCCCTCACAGTTCCTCGAATGAGGGACAAGCGAAAATGTCCATTCCGGGGTGTTGGCCGCAACCGCTTTCGGGAGTACCGCCGCACTTTCCGCAAATAACAGGCAAACCTGCTGCTGCGGCAGCACGTGCATTACGGCTCTTCTTGAGAGGAGCAGAATCACCTTCGGAGTCTTCGCGGTCAACACCTGTTCCCTCATGGGGATTCAAACGGCTTCCAAGTCCCTGCATATCCACCTTCTTGTCGGCCTTCTTGCGCCTTGGCTTGGCATCCTCGGTTTCAATGGGACGGTCACGGGTGGAGTAGTATGCCGTGCGGGTTTGACCTCCCGTTTCAGTCAGAAAGTGTGGGTTGACGTTGGTGATTTTTTCTTTTTGCTGCTCGTCGTCAGCCTTGGCCATGGTACCGCAGCCCGCCTTGAGGCAACCGCCCTTTTCCATCTTAGCGCCACACTTGGGACAATCTTCGGCCTTTGCCATTGAGGGACCGCAGCCCGCCTTCATGCAGTTACCCATCTTGTCCAACTTACCATCGTCACACTTGGGACACTTGCGGGCCTTTTCCAAGGCATCGAGTCGAACAGTAATTTCACGGGCCTTTGTCAATGTTTCAGATTCAACGGGTCGTGGCTTCATTCAGGTGCCCCCTTTGCTTGTTGTGCCATCTCATGAATGTCTTCCCACGACATGTTGTGGAACTCTTCATTTGATTGTGGAATAGAACTCACAGGACCACCCTTCAAGATAGAATTGTCTTCAATGTCCATACGAAGCGGGTCAGGCATGAGGTCGTCGGTGTAAGGTGTGGTGACTGGAACAAATCCCGCCTTGCGGAACAAGCCCTTGGGTGAAGCAATGAGGCCGCGTAGTCGCTCGTTTTCTGCCTTGAGCAATGCAAGGTCAGAATCCATGCCTTCCATCTTGGTGATAAGGACGCTCATCAGGCGTTCAACCGATGACTCCTCGGACATTCAAATCAGCCCCATCGTCCGAGCGTTCCTTGGGCGCGACTCATGCGGCCCTTGTAACCGTTGGAGATAACCCCCGGCACACGCACGCCTTCCATGGGGACCGATTCCGGTTCCTGCACGAACTTGCGCACAGGTGCTCCACCGGCAAAGATGTCGTTGGGTCCACGGGCATTTGGAAGAGCGTCTTGAGACTTGGCAATCTCAAGGTTGAGGTCTTCAAGCAGGTAGTCGCTCAACTTGCTGACTTCAGACAGGTGTTCCTTGGCAACGTTTCCATCACCACTTTCAAGAGCAGTCAAGAAAGCGCGTTGCGCCTGTTCCATTTTACGGGCCATAGGGTGCATCTTTAGCAGGTCCAAAATTAATCCCTCATTTCTCGCAGGTGAGTGCTTCATAAAAAGGTTCAGGCACCACGGGGCCGTCGAGCGTTCAAAAGAGCGTTGCTAACGTTTTGTGCCAAGTTTGGCTCAGGGCCGCGTTGTTGAACACTGCTAACCGGAGCACCGCTCCCCACCGTAGTACGTCGCTGAGGTGCAGCAGGACCACGATTTCGGATGCCCATACCCTGACCACCCGGTTGTGGTGGCGGCATTGGCATACCGCCCGGTGGCATACCCGGTGGCATGCCTCGCATCATGGGTCGGCCACCCTGCATTTGCGGTGGCATACCGGGTGGCATACCGGGTGGCATACCGGGTGGTGCCCCGCCCGGTG